ATCAATGCCAATAAGAAATATGTTAGCAATAGTTTCAGCAGTTGCTATTGGTGTATGGGCATACTTTGGTGTTATAGAAAGATTAAACAAATTAGAAACTGCAGATCATCTTTTTAGTGCAGACCTTTTAAAAAAAGCAGAACAAGAGCCTAAAAATTTAGAAATGTTTATGTTGATAGAACATTTGGCAACTCAAATTGAGTCAATAGAAAAAGAGATAGAGGCATCAAGGTATAACAAAGTCAACATAGATCATTTAAAAGAACAAGTAGATGTTATAAATAACCAAATAGATAAATTAAGAAATGGTAATCACCAATGATTGAAACAGTTTTTGCTTTACTTTTAATAATTGATAACGAGATCAAAGAACACAGAATACAAGAAAGTTTAAGTCAATGTTTAAAAGCTAAGAGATATGCTATGAGAGATAAATCTACAAATGATAGAGTTACTTATCAATGTATTAAATCAAAAGCTAATATAGAAATTTATATGGGTGAGAAGAAGATTACTTCTCTAATTTTAAAATGAATAAAGTAGATGTTATAAAAGTATTAGCAGTAGATAAAACATTTGAAAATGAAATTAAGCAAAAAGGAGAGAATGATTTAGAATTAAAAATTAAAATTTTAGAAAAAGAGGTTGATACATTAAAGGCTATAATTAATTTAAAAGAAATAGAATTATCCTCAAAAGATGATAAAATAGATGAAGTTAAAAAAGATAATAAAAAACTTGCTAAACAAATACAAGATTTAGAACAGGAAGCAAAGGATATGTTGTTATATCCGTAATTATGAGTATTAAAAATGATAGATTGGTTTGTAGAGAAAATAGGCAAAATTGCCAGAACAATATTTCATTGGTCTTGGAGAGTCCAAGTACACAGAAAATATTACAAAAAGAAAAAATAAATGAATTTTATATTAACAATGATAATGTGTAGTGCTACATCAGGTCAATGCTTACCACCTTTTAAAGTAGATAAACTCTACAAAGATGGCTATGATTGCATGGTAGATGGATATAAATTATCTTTACAAAGAACAGAAGAAATTGGTAGAGCAGATATTAACGAACATAAGATATATATAAAATTTGGTTGTAATGAAGATAACTCTAACAAAACCCCAGCATCTTATATCATCATCAAATAAAAGATTTAGAGTTTTAGTATCAGGCAGAAGATTTGGTAAAACTTATCTCTGTATTACAGAAATGATGAAATATGCCACAAAGGTTAAAAAGAATATATGGTATGTAGCACCAACCTTTAAGATGGCTCGTGAGATAGTTTGGGTCAAATTAAAAAATATGTTATCTGAATTTAAATGGATTGACACAATCAACGAGACAAACCTTTCAATAACAATTAGAAAAACGGGCAGTACTATAACATTAAAAGGATGTGAGAACTATGATTCACTTCGTGGAGTTGGTATAGATTTTTTAATACTTGACGAATTTGCAGATATTGATGAGAAGGCTTGGACAGAGGTCTTAAGAGCATCTGTGTCAGACACGATTGGGGATGTTTTAATGTGTGGGTCTCCAAAGGGGTTTGGAAATTGGTCATATAGAATGTATTTAAAAGGCAAGGAAGATGGCGAGTGGGATAGCTTTCAATATACAACACTTGAAGGTGGAATGGTTAGCAAAGAGGAAATAGAACAAGCTAAACAAGATATTGATATAAGAACTTTCAGACAAGAGTTTGAGGGAACATTTGAAAATTATGCTGGTGCTGTCTATTATAACTTTCATGCTGTTGAAAATGTTAAACCTAAAAAATTAGATTTATCTAAACCATTACACATTGGACTTGATTTTAATGTCGATCCAATGAGTGCCTGTGTTTCTCAAATAGATAAGGATATTATACATTTTGTTGATGAAATTGTTATCTATGGAAGTAATACAGATGAAATGGTGCAAGAAATAAGGGACAGATATGGAAGTAAAACAAAGATATTTATATACCCTGATCCAGCTTGTAGACAGAGAAAAACAAGTGCTGGTGGGAGAACTGATTTAACAATATTGCAGAATGCTGGTTTTACAGTTAAGTGTAAATTTAAACATAGTCCGATAAGAGACAGAGTTAATTCTGTAAACTCAAGATTAAAGTCAGCAGATGGAAAGAGGTTTATTTTTGTGTCGCCTTCTTGCAAAATTATGATAAAAGGTTTACAAAGACAAATATACAAGGAAAACACAAATATTCCTGATAAGGAAGAAGGCTACGATCATATGAACGATGCGATTGGTTACTTAACAGAAATAGTTAAACCACTGATTACACAAAACCTTTCATATAAGCCTCAACGATGGAATATAAAACAAAGGTAGTATGGCATACACTAGAGATCAAGCATTAGACACCCACAAAGATTATAAAGAAAATATCACTAATTGGGAATATTACATCAGATCATATAATGGAGGATACGATTATATGGTGGGTCAATATCTGAACAGATATAATTTAGAACTTGATAACGAGTTTAATCAAAGACTTGCCAATACACCTTGCGATAATCATTGTAAAAATATTATTCAAATTTATTCATCATTTTTATTTAGAGTCAAAGCGAGTAGAGATTTTGGAAATATGGCAGATGAATCTAGTTTAGAATCATTTTTAAAAGACGCAGATCTAGATGGAAATAATTTTTCAACAGTAATGAAACAAGCACAGAACTATGCATCAATTTATGGGCATACAATGTTAATATTAGATAAACCAAAAATACAAACAACAACAAAGGCAGAAGAAATCAATCAAGAAATAAGACCTTACCTTTCAATTGTAACTCCTGAAAATATATTAGATTGGAATTTTAAAAGACAATTAAATGGAAAATATGTTTTAGATTATTTAAAAATAAGAGAAGAAGTTGATAAAGAAGGTGGCTCGTATATTAGAATGTGGTTTGAGGACAGAGTAGACACAGTTTATGTCGAAGATGGAGGTGCAGAGCCAAGATTGATAGATACTGCCGATAATCAGATTGGCAAAATACCAGCAGTTATTTTATACAATGCTAAGTCACACAAACGAGGCATTGGTCAATCTGACCTTACAGATATAGCTGACTTACAGAAATCAATTTACAATGAATTTTCAGAAATAGAACAATTAATAAGATTAACAAACCATCCATCATTAGTTAAAACAGGAGGGGTCAATGCAAGTGCTGGAGCTGGTGCAGTTATTGAAATGCCTGAAGAGATGGACTCTAATTTAAAACCATATTTATTACAACCATCAGGACAAAACCTTGTAGCGATTATGGACTCAATAAATAATAAGGTTGAGTCAATTAACAGGATCGCACACACAGGAGCAGTAAGAACAACAAAAACACAAGTTTCATCAGGGGTTGCTCTTCAAACAGAATTTGAATTATTAAATGCTCGATTGTCAGAGAAAGCAGATAACTTACAATTAGCAGAAGAACAAATATTTAAGTGTTATGCAATGTATCAAAACGCACAATTTGATGGAGAAATAAACTACCCTGATAGTTTTAATATTAGAGATTTTGCAAGTGATTTAGTTTTTTATCAACAAGCCAAATCAATTAATGTACCATCATCAACATTAAACAAAGAAATAGATAAAGAAATTGCACGAGCAGTTGTAGATGACGATGAAAAATTAGGTTTAATATTTGATGAGATAGATGCAAATAAAGAAGTAGGACAATTCACACAAGAAGAGCCTCAAGCTGAAGATCAAGAAGTCGAGGAAGAGGAAGTTTAATGAATGTCAGATTTAGTTCAAGATTTTTCAGAATATAGAATCAGATCTATTGAAATAGCAGAAGCTAAATATTACGAATCATTAATAAAAGTTTTAGATAATATTGAAAAACAAGTCACATCCCTTGCTGGAAGAACTCTACCATTAAACGACAAAGGACAGTTATTTGATTTAAAAATAGCAGTGGCTATGCAACCTAAAATTAGAGCAATATTAGAAAAAGAATATTTAGCTTGGGCAGATAATGTTGTTAGAGAGGGATATAATAAACAAGCTAAAAGAGTTGAGAAAGCATTTAAAACTATTGGTCGAATCCCTGTAGAGTTTCAACAATTAACAAATGCTGACCTAACATTAATAACTAATTTAAAAAGACAATCATTTACACAATTTAAAGATGTATCAAATACATTCACGAGAAAATTATCAGAGAAAATATATCAATCCACATTGACAAGTGTTGAATTTGTGGAATTAGAGGATGATTTAAGAAAAACAATTAATGGTATTTATGCATCATCAAAAGATGAGGATATAAACATGCTTGTTAAAAATATTAAAAAGGATGAGGTAAGATTAAGGAAATTAAGAAGAAACTCAATTAAGGCAAAACAAATAAGGCAGAAATTAGACCTTAATGTTCAAACTTTACAATCAAAATTTGCATCAGATCGTAATGGAGAGAATATAAAAAGGTATGCTGGGCAGATATTAAACGATGGATTAAGAGAATTTGATGCACAACTTAACCTTGCAAAGTCCATAGATGCTGGGTTAACATATGTCAAATATCAAGGGTCAAATATAGCAACAACGAGAGATCATTGTAGGCTTGTAAGAAATGGCACTTATGATAAAAGAAAAGGTGGACTATTCACAATTGATGAAGTGATTAATCTGTGGAAGAGTAGAGGATGGCAAGGCAAAAAGTCAGGTAGTCCTTTTATTGTTCGAGGTGGATATAATTGTCGACATCAATGGTCATTTGTCAATCCTGATTGGTATGACAATGACGGACAACTAATAATATAAAAAGGAGAATAAAATGTCAGAAGAAACAACACAAGCAGTAGAGCCTAAAGTGGAAACTACTGAAGTTCAAGAAACAACTGCACCAGTTGAAAATAAAACTTTTAATCAAGATCAATTAAATAATATTGTTCAACAAAGATTAGAAGCAGAAAAAAGAAAACACGAGAATCAATTAGCTGAAATCAAGAAACAGGAGGAAGAAGCCTTAAAAGAAAAAGAAATAAAAGAGGCTAAATCTAAACAAGAACTTGAAAAGCTAATGCAACAAAGAATAGCTGAAAAAGAAACAGAAATCCTTAAATATAAGTCAGAAATTAAAAAAGAAAGGATTGATAATTCAGTATTGTCTGTTGCATCAAAGATGAATGCTATAAATCCACAACAAGTCGTGGATCTGCTTAAATCTGAAATAAAATTAAATGATGATAATCGTACAGAGGTACTAGACAAGAACTCTAATATTCGTTATAACGAAAAAGGAGAACTACTTACGATTGAAGAAAGAGTTAAGGAGTTTTTAGATGCTAACCCACATTTCTCGCAAGGGTCTAAGTCTGGAGTAGGGAGTCAGAGTAGCATTGAGGGAAAAACTGTAAAACCTTTTAATATTCAGGATTTAGATATGAGTAAGCCAGAGGATCGTTTAAAATATGCAGAATATCGCAAAGAACGAGACTCAAAACCTACTCAAATTAACTTAACAAATAAATAATAAAGGACAAATAAAATGGCAAACGAAAGCACAAGTTCTACACTCTCGGAATTATATACTGAGATCGTAGCAGAAGCATTATTCGTAGCAAGTGAGAAATCAATAATGAGACCTCTTGTAAAGAATTATGCAATAAGTGGTGGCGGAAAGTCAGTTGAAGTTCCAATCTATGCGGCAGTTTCTGCGGCGGCGGTGTCGGAAGCATCTGATTTATCTAACACAGCAATCAACCCATCTTCTGTAACTATTACAGCATCAGAAAATGGAATAATGACAACTCTAACTGACCTAGCAAGAAACTCTGCACCAAGAAATGTTGCGGCTGATATTGGTAGACTTTTTGGAGAAGCAATTGCAAAAAAAATAGATACAGACTTAACAGCATTATTTGATGGTTTTAGTACAGCAGTAGGATCAGGCTCAACAGCTTTAACTTCTGCATTAGTATTTCAATCAATAGCAAATGTTAGAAATGCTGGAGTATCAATGGATGGTGTGTCAACTGTTTTACACCCAATGGTAGCTTATGATCTTAAAGCTAATTTGACTAATACTTTTGCAAATGCAAATGGAAATGACTTAGCAAATGAAGCATTAAGAAATGGTTTTGTTGGAAGATTAGGTGGAGTACCTATCTATGAAACAACAAATGTGGCTAACGATGGTACAGCTGGAGACTATAAACAAGGTGTATTCCATAGAGATGCATTAGCATTGGCTATGATGCAAGACCTTAAAATAGAAACTCAAAGAGATGCGAGTTTAAGAGCTGATGAGATTGTAGCAACAGCAGTATATGGTGTCGGTGAGTTAAACGATACATATGGTGTTGAATTACATTCTGATTCATCAATCCAATAATAATTGGATACTTTGTGAGGGTGGGAAACTACCCTCACATTTAATAAAGGAGAATTTATGGACATTAAATTAACAAATGGCACAAAGACAATAACTAGATCAAAAGAGCAATACGAAGCTAATAAAAATCACTTTAAAATAAGAGGTTATTCTCCTGTTGGAGAAGTGAAAAAAGAAATTAAAAAATCTAAAATAAGTGATATTGTTGACAAAGTAGTACAATTAAAACCTAAAAAAAAAACAAGGAAAAAGAAATGAAAAATATAAATAAATATTGGAAATTAGCAAAAGCTAATCCTAAAGTTTCTGCTGGTGTAGTTGTAGCAGTTATAATATTAATTTGGGTGTTATAAAATGGCTAATTATACTGGAGCAGATGTTATAACAACATCAGATGTTTTAAAATATCAACCTGATGCATTTGATTTTGGTATTTCAACAACAGCAACTGAAACAACAAATTTTTTAGCACAAACCACAAACGATATATTAAGAGAGTTAAGAATAAGGTGGTTTCCTGTTTATAAAACAAATGTTTACACAGATATAACAGTTTTAAACACTGCTGAAATGGTTAACACTAAAGTAAATTTAGATCAATTTGAAAGAGCTGGTGTTTATTTATTTTTATCAAGATTTTATTTACCAGCATTAACTAAATTTAGACCTGAAGCTGATAAAGATAGGTTTGAGAGAATGATTGAATATTATAATGCAGAATATAATAAAGAAATGCAATCAATTTTAGAAGATGGTGTTGAATATGATACTGACGCAAACCAAACAATAGCAGTGAATGAAAGAGAGCCTCTTCACGGATACAGAAGACTAACTAGATAATGTTAGCTGGAAGAGTCACATCTAATCTGCCAATCGTAAGCAAACGATTTAATAAATTTTTTAAAAGGTTTCCTAATATTGTAACCAAAGGTTTAGAACAAGCTGGTGTGCAATTAAAAGAAATAATTATCACAAGAACTGACAAAGGTTTAGATTTTAACAAAAGAAAATTTGTTCCTTATAGTCCTTTATATGCAGAAGAAAAAGGTAAGACAGTTGTAAATCTACAAGATACAAATAGAATGCTACAATCCATAGACTCAAAAATAAGAAGTAAAAATAAAGCACAAGTGTTTTTTAGAAGTCAATCAGAGGCTAAAAAAGCATTATGGCATAATCAAGGCGAGGGCAAACTTCCTGTTAGAAAGTTCTTTGCTTATAATTTAAAAACAGAAAAATTAATAAAAAGAACATTTGAACAATTTATGAAAAAAGAAATTAGAAGGATGAAGATATGAGTATAAGAGAAGATATAGCAAGTCATATTACTACCACAATTACTAATATATCTAGTCCAGCAGTTAGAAAGGTAACAAGACAACCTTTTAATTTAGAGGAATTAGCACAATCACAATATCCAGCAGTTTTAGTACAAACACAGGAAGAAACTAAAGAAGATTCTGAATTAGGAAGTGGTGCAAAAACAAGAATAAATAATTTAGAATTTTTAATAACAGGATATGTCAAGGGTGGAGAAGATAATATTGACACTGCAAGAAATAATTTAGCAAGTGCCATTGAAACTGCTCTCGAAACTGATATAACTCGAAATAACAAAGCATTAGATACAGAGGTTATATCTTTAGAAACTGATGCTGGTACACTTTTTCCATATGGTGCTATCAGCATGGTTGTTAGAGTAATTTACGAACACGATAGTGCAACCCCATAGGATAAAAAATGGCTGATAAAAATTTAGAAAAAATTGACAAAAAATTAGATAAAATTGAGGAGTTAGTCCAAGATGTTAGAGAACTTATTGAAAATCACAAAGAATATGAAGATGAGAATGTGGTTGACGAAGAGGATGATAATGAATGGGAAGAAGATGAAGATATTGACGAGGACAATAATTAATAGTAAAAGGTTTTATGGCAAAAGATATTAAACTAATAAAAGGCAACGAAGAAATTATAATTAATGAAACTCAACTTGAAAATTTTGAGAAACTTGGTTATAAGCAAATTAACAAACAAGATAAACCAAAAAAAGAGAAGGATAACAAATGGCAACCCATCACGGAAAAGAAGGTGTAGTAAAAGCTGGTGGTACTGCAATAGCAGAACTAACAGGATTCAGTATTGAAACAACAGGAGATGTAGTTGAAGATACAGAATTAGGAGATGCAACAAAATCATTTGTAGCTGGAAGAACTTCATTTAGTGGATCATTAGATATGAACTACGATGAAACAGATTCTCCACAACAAACCTTGACAGTTGGAAGCACGATTGCTTTTATCTTATTACCTGAAGGTGCAACATCAGGAGATGAAAGTTTTACAGGCTCTGGCATAATCACAGGAATGTCGGTTACGAATGGAATGGATGCAGTAGTTACTAGATCAGTTACATTTCAGGGAACAGGAGCATTAACTAGAGGTACTGTCTAATAAGACTTTATGAAGTTAATAGACTCTGCAAAATCACATTTTGAGTCTCTAGGTGTTCAACACATAGAGATTGATGAATGGAAAGACGAGGCTGGTAGTCCAAGTGTTATATATTGGAATCCTATAACCCTATCTGAAAAAAATAAACTTTTTAAGAAATCAGATAACTTAAATGATGTAAGTATTCTTGCTGACATAGTTGTTATGAAAGCAATAGATAAAGATGGTAATAAGTTATTCACTCTAGAAGATAAATTAGCTTTAATGCATAAAGTTGACTCTGATGTCCTTTCACGCATAGCCACTGAAATGGTCAAAGCTATCAATCCTGAAGAAGTAAAAAAAAACTAAAATCCGATCCTGAATTAAAGAATTGTTTTATTGTAGCTGATAGGTTAAAAATATCCTTGCAAGAAGTTTTACAAATGGAATTATGGGAGTATAACCATTGGTTAGGCTATCTTTTAATAGAACAAGAAGAACAACAACAAGCTATGAATAAATCAAGGCATAGATAATGGCACAGAATTTAGTACTTAATATATTAGCACGAGATAAAACTAAACAAGCCTTTAATGGAATAAGAGCTGGATTAACAAATTTGAGAAGTGCAGTATTTTCAGTTCAATCTGCTTTAATAGGAATAGGTGCTGGATTAGTTGTTAGACAATTTGTAAAAGTAGGAAGTGAAGTAGAAAATCTTGGAATCAGATTTAATTTCTTATTTGGTAATGTTAAAGAAGGTACAAAAGCCTTTGATAATTTAATTAACTTTGCATCTAAAGTTCCATTTTCACTTGAGGAAATATCTACTGCTTCAGGAAACTTGGCAGTTGTATCTAAAGACGCAGATGATTTGCAAAGAATATTAAAAATAACAGGAAATGTTGCATCTGTAACAGGATTAGATTTTAGAACTACTGCTGAACAAATACAGAGATCATTTGCTGGAGGTATAGCATCTGCTGATATTTTTAGAGAAAGAGGTGTTAGAGCCTTGTTAGGATTTAAAGCTGGTGCAACAGTTTCAGTTGAAGAAACAATAAAAGCATTTGAAGATGCCTTTGGAGAGGATGGAAGATTCTCGAAAGCCACAGAAGTTTTATCAACAACCCTCACTGGTACAATATCAATGTTATCAGATAAATTATTTAAGTTTAGATTAGAAACAAATAAAGCTGGATTTTTTGATTTTGTTAAACAGGCTTTGGTTGATGTCAATAAATTAATTGAACAGAATGATGAAACTTTAAAAAAATTAGCAGTAGCCACATCTGATTTTATGATTAATTTTACAAAACAAGTTTTAATAGGTGGTGCAGTTTTAATGGACACTTTAAAGCCTGTGTTTAAGTTAGTTGGTGTTGCTATATCAGGAATATTACAAACAATAAAAGCACTTCCTTCAGGAATTAGAGAACTTGGTATTGTTGGTTTTTTAATGTTAGGAGGAAAAGGTAAATTGCTAGTTGTTACAATAATGGCATCAATAAATATTATCAGATCTGCACTTGGAAGTATTTTAGAAACATATGCAGTTCTAATGGATAAAGTTAACTCAGGTTTAAGAAAATTAAAATTAATAAGTCAAGAAACCTTTGAACAAAATATTCTAACTTTTGATGAAATGTTTGCCACTGCACAAAAATTAAAAACTCCTTTAAAAGATTTAGAAGATACTGCAAAAGCAACAAACCAAAATTATGGAGAGGCAGAAAAAGCAATAAGAAAATTTTTAGTTTCATTAGAAGAAAATGCAAAAATATCTAAAAAACAATTTAAGGAAATGATGGATGCACTTGATAGTGCAGATAAATCAGCTAAAGAATTTGGTGTAAGTTTCCAAAAAATAAAAGATGGTGTTTTAGAATCATTTAAAAAAGATTTTGAAGCAATAAACACAACTTTAACAAAAATGGCAACAAGTGGAATTAAAGCATTTTCAAGAGGATTAGCCGAGGCATTAGTTCTTGGTAAAGATTTAAATATGACATTTAAAGAAATAGCTCAAAAAATTTTAGTAGATATTGTAGCATTTACAATTCAGATAGTTATTCAAGAAACAATAAGAAACGCACTTAAAAAAGAACAAGTTAAAGATGAAGGTTTAATTGTTGCTTCTCTAAAAGATCAAACTTCTGAAATGAAAAAACAACTTGCACTAAAAGCAGTTAGTTCATTTTTTGGTATGCCAATGATGGCAAAAGGTGGTGCAGTATCAAAAGGACAACCCACAATAGTTGGAGAGAGAGGTGCAGAATTATTTGTACCAAACTCATCAGGACAAATTCAACAATCAGCAAGAGGCACAGGAGGAGGAAGTGTTAATGTTAATTTTAATATAAACACTATTGACTCAAGAGGATTTGATGATGCTTTACAAGAAAACAGAGGAACAATAACTGCAATAATAAATAATGCATTAACAGAAAAAGGTAGAGGAGAGTTAGTATAATGGCTGGTGCTTTTCCAATATCAACTGCAAAATTTGAAACTATGGGTATACAATCTGTTCAAAACACAATTATATCTAAATCTATAAATGGAAAAAAATTAGCGAGAACAGTTGACAATCAAAGATTTGGTTTCACTGCAAGAGTTATTACAGGAAAAAGATCAGATATATATGGAAGTCTTATGGCTTTTATTATTAAACAAAGATCAGGAAAGGAAAATTTTACAATTATTCCACCTGATTTAAGTAGTACAAAAGGTACAGAAACAGGAACAGTATTAATAAACGGATCGCATTCAGCTGGAGATACCACGATAGCAATGGACGGCTTTGGTGGGGATGGGTCAGGCAGATTTAAAGCAGGAGACTTAATTAAGTTTGCCTCCCATACTAAAGTATATATGATTGTTGAAGATGTTACAAGTTCGTCTAACTCTGCAACAGTTACAATCGAGCCACCATTACAAGCAGACTTAACAGACAATAGTGTTGTAACTTATAACAATGTTTCTTTTACAGTTCACTTAACTAATGATGTTCAAGAATTTGGTGCAGTGGGAACTAATAAGGATGGAGATGTATTATATCAATTTGAATTTGATGTAGAAGAATCTTTATAATGGCTAAATATCTTATTAAGCATTGGGTAAATGCTGATTTTATTGTTGAGAAAGTTGTCGATGAATCAGAAATAAACACTATGACAAACGATTTAAAAAAACATAAAATCCCTGATGGAACTTTTAGTTATGTTATGATAAAAAATAGTGAGAAAATAAACAGAACAACATACGAGATATATGACGAGAGCCTTAACAACAGCAGTAAAGAACGAACTAGCGACAAATGAAATAACACCCTTTCATTTATTAACTATTAATTTTAGCACCCCTGTAAACCTTACTGATAATAGCTTTAATTTAACTTCATCAATATCAGGCTCAAGCACAACTTATACTGCCTCACCTTTTTTAGTTTCAACACCTTCATTTACAGAAGAAACAGATATAACAAAATCAAGTCTAACAATTGAATTATCAGGTGCAGATTTGACCTTTATATCCACTGCTCTTAATGAAAATATTGTTAATGATAGTGTCGTTATTTATAGAGGACTTTTAGATGCAAATAACTCAATAATTGCAGATCCATTATTATTATATCAAGGAACTATAGATACTTATGCAATAAGTGAATCAGAAAACGAGTCAGCATTAGCATTAACAGTTGTTTCTCATTGGGCAGATTTTGAAAAGAAATCAGGAAGATTAACAAATAAAAACTCTCAACAAAGATTTTTCAGCACAGATGTTGGTATGGAATTTTCAAGTCAAACTGTTCTTGATATAAAATGGGGTAGAAAGTAATGCAAGATATTATAAAATTTTACCAATCGTTTGACAGATATAGTTGTTTTACAAATGAAATATTATTTGAGGAAAATAAAGATTGTGTAAAATATAATCAATATAAGGTTTTTAGAGATGAGCAAGGAATATATGGTTTTGTGAGTTGGACTTTTTTAAATAAAGAAAACCTTAATTATTTTTTAAAAACAGGAATAGTTGAACAATATAATTCAGGTAATATATTTGTCCATCTTGACTTTTTAGCAAAAAAAAATGTTAAAGAGATATATCAATGGTCTTTAAAAAATATATCTAAATTTATTGAAGTTAATAAACAAACTCAATGGTTAAGATTAAATAAAGATAATGGTGTCAGAAACATTGTTAAAAGAACAGTAAAGGAATCTTGGAATGGGTAAAGTATTTAAAAAAGCAAAAAAAGTTTTTAAAGTAGTAAGAGTTTTTAATTTTTTAAAAAACTTAAACCCTTGGGTTGCTTTAGGTGTGTTTGCAGTGGGATGGTTGTTTTCAAGATCAAGAAAGCCTGACACTCCTGATTATGGAACTACAGATTTTGATGCAACTGAAAAAGGTATATTACTTAATAAACAATCTAACAACGCAAGTATTCCTGTTGTATATGGCGAAAGGCTTGTTGGAGGAACTAGAGTTTTTATAGAAACATCAGGAACAGATAATACTTATCTTTATGTTGCTCTTATACTTGCAGAGGGAGAAATAAACTCAATTGAAGAAATAAGAGTGGATGATAAAATTGTTTCATTTGATGGTGCAGTAACAGATAATGTTCAAAGGGATGTAGCAAGTTCAGATTCTAATTTTTTTAAAGCTGATCCAAATGTTGAGGGGTCGTCTGCTGAAAGTACAATAAAGGTGGAAGCACATTTTGGAACAGATGGACAAAGTTCCTCAAGTTTATTGTCAACACTTTCTTCTTGGGGTACAAACCATAAATTATCAGGTATCTCTTATTTAGCTTTAAGATTTAAATGGAATCAAGATGTGTTTGGTGGAATACCAACTGTCCAAGCAAGAATAAAAGGTAAAAAAATAGTAAGTTATAATTCTAGTTTAGTTGCACAAACTCCAGCTTATTCAACTAACCCAGCTTTTTGTTTATTAGATTATTTAACTAATGAGAGATATGGAAAAGGACTTGCTCTATCAAGTTTAGATTTACAAAGTTTTTATGATGCATCTGTTATATGCGAAACTCAAGTCACTCCTTATTCTGGAGCTAGTGATATAAATATATTTGATTGTAATGCAGTAATTGACACATCAAAAAAAGTTATAGACAATGTTAGAGAACTTATAAAAGGGATGAGAGCTTACTTACCTTATGTGCAAGGTAAATACAGATTAAATATAGAAACAACAGGAAGTGCATCTGTTTCATTAACTGAAGATGATATTATTGGGGGTTATGCTTTAGCCTCGCCATCTAAAAATTCAAAATATAATAGAGTTATATGTGCATTTGTTAATCCTGAAAAAAACTATCAAGTCGATGAAATACAGTACCCACAAATTGATGATAGTGGTTATGCAGATGCAGATAAACACGCAACGATGAAATCAGTTGATGGAGGTTTTTTATTAGAAGGTAGATTTGATTTTAGAACTATAACAAGTCCTTATCAAGCAGAGGAGATGGCAGAGATAATATTAAGAAGATCAAGGGAGTCTTTAGGACTTAATTTAAATGTTGGATATAAAGCATATGAATTACACATTGGAGATATTGTTAATATTTCAATAACAAGTTTAGGATTTAGTGCTAAACCATTCAGAGTTTTATCTATGACATTTAATGAAGATTACACGATAAGTTTAGCTTTAGTTGAATATCAAGCCTCACATTATACTTGGGCAACAAAAGGTCAGGTGGCAACAATACCTTCAACAAATTTACCTAATCCTTTTTCTATACAACCTCCAGCATCATTAACTTTAACAGATGAAATGATTGAATATGCAGATGGTGTTGTTTTAACTAGATTAAATATATTAATAGGTGCAAGTACAGATAAGTTTGTTCAATATTATCAAGTCGAAGCAAAACAAAGTACAGAAACAAATTTTAAAATTATTTCTAATGGAACACAGTTAAGACACGAATTATTAAACGCAGTAGATGACGCAACTTATAATGTAAGAGTTAAAGCAATAAATAGTTTTGGTGTTTCATCATCATATATAACTGAAAACAGAAAAATAATAGGTGCAACAGAAATACCAAGTGATGTTGATGATTTGTCAGTATCTATGGTTGGCTCAAATCAAATGGAGTTGTCTTGGACTCCTGTAATTGATTTAGACATATCTTGGTATGAGATAAGATTTCAAGATGTCACAAGTGGTGCTACTTGGAATGAAAGCACACCTATTGCAAAAGTAGTTAGAAGAAAATCTAATGCAGTAACTCTTAATGCACAAGTTGGAAGTTATTGTATAAAAGCAGTAGATAAATTAGGTAACAGTTCTGCTAATGCTTCTATAGTTTCAACTAACATTTCAGGATTGCAAAATTTTACAAATGTATTAACCTTGAGTGAATAATGGCAAATTTTTTAGGAACAAGAGATAGTAATGTTGCAGTGTCAGAAGATAATGCTGGTAGAAAAGTATTAATTTTAGATACTATTACACAAGTAGATAGTTTAGTTGGCAACATAGAATCAGCAGAGGGAGTGTTTGATTTAGGTGGAACAGACTCTACTTCTAATCCAACAAATTTTGGTGGTAATATACAATCATCTGGATTTTACACTTTTGATAACACACTTTCATTAGATGCAATATACGACACAAATTTAGGTGCAGTTATAGGTATGAGTTCAGAAGATGAATATGATTTATTTGATTCAGGAAGAGGTGCATCGTTATTTGAAAATGCTAAAGCTCCTTTTGATGGATCTCCTGAAATTCAATGTGGTGCAGAGGTACAAGTTGGATTTGATAATTCAAGTTTAGCAAATATAACATCCTATCAAAAAATTGCTCAACAAAGCACCATAAAAGCTAGATATTTTAAATTTAGATGTAAAATAACAAGTGATAACAATAAAGTTAGATCAAAAGTACATACTTTACAAACAAAAGTTAATATGGAGAAAAGAACAGAATCAAGTCAAGATGTGGTTTCAAATGCTTCAGGAACTACCATTACTTTTGTAAATTCTTTTTATGCAACTCCTAGCATAGGAATATCAGCACAAGGATTACAAACAGGAGACTATTATCAAATTACAAGTAAATCAAAAACTGCCTTTACAATAAGGTTTTATAATAGTAGTAATACAGGAATATCAAGAACATTTGATTATCAAATTGTTGGATATGGGTTGAAATCTTAAGTAAAATAAAATAAAAGGAATATATGAGCCAAGTATCAGATGTAGTATTAGCCAATCAAGGATTTGCAAGTTTCAGAACGGAACTTAATAATATATTAGGTGCGTTAAACACAATGCACGTAGGAAGTTCAGCACCAGCTTCAGTAGCAACAGGCACAATGTGGGTTGATAATGCAACAACAAACGTATTAAAAGTAAAAATAAATGATGGCTCAGATAACGTAGAGTTATTTCAAATTAATACATCAACAAATGCGGTGACAAGCACAATGTCAGTAACAGGAACAATATCTGAAACAGACCCAAATGCTTTACCACTAGCAATAGCTTTAGGATAAAATTATGGCAAATACATTTAAAGTAAAAACTAATGGTGCAATGCCAGCAAGTGCTGGAACACCTCTAACATTATATACTTGTCCAAATTCTACAACCACAGTAATTATTGGATTAACACTTTGTAATATTCACACAACAACTGTCACAGCAGATGTTCAATTAGTATCAGACACTTCAGATACAGAAACAAACGAAACAGTTTTATTAATTAAAGATGTCAGTATTCCAGCTGGTGCATCTTTAGAACTTTTAACAGGTGGTAAAGTTGTTGTTCAAGCAACTGATATTATTAAAATAGATTGTTCAGTTACAGCTAAAATAGATGCAACATTATCAATCCTAGAAATAACATAGGAGTAATTAATGGCTTACATTGGACAAAAACCAGCAGATAAACCTTTAGGTGCATCTGACATAACAGATGGAATAATATCAACTGCTAAACTTGCAGATACATCTGTCACAAATGCAAAATTAAATGCAGATATAATTTCAGCAGAAACAGAACTAGCAGTTTCTCCAGCTTCAACTGACGAAATCCTAATTTCAGATGCTGGAGTTTTAAAAAGAATAGATGCAAGTTTAATTGGTAGTCAAGATGTTGTTAAAATTTCTGAAGCACATACAGATAGTTCAGCAACAACAGTTGATTTTACTTTAGATACTTCTACTTACGATCATTTCCAACTTTATTGGTGGTCAAAACCAGCTTCAGATGGATATTCAGTAAGAGCAAGATGGATGGTAGATAGCACAGAACAAACAGGAAGTGACTATAATCATGGACATTTTGGAACAACATCAACTAATAATTATTATAGTATTCTTGGTGAAAATGCCGATCACTTTAGAATAATAAATAATGCTGGTAACGAAAATATACAAGGTCATCATTTTTACGCAACAATTACTCCAAGAAAATCTGGAAATATTCAAAGATTTAATAATGTTATGACTTGGTTTGCAATTAGAACAGATAGTTCAAATAACTTTAGACCGATTTATGGTTGTGCTTGGTATAATGGAAGTGATTATGAGCCTAACAAAATAAGAATATATATGGAAAGTGGCGATTTTTCAGCTTATGCATATAGCTTTTATGGAATAAAATAATATGAAAAGAGTAATAGATGGAAAAGTTTTTGATATGACAGCAGAAGAAATTGCAGAAAGAAATGCTGATGTTGAAAAATCAAAAATTGAAAGAGAAAAAGAAGAAGCTGATTTTACTAATAGAGAAAATTTAAAAAAATCAGGTAAAGCAAAACTAAAAGCTGGAGAAGCATTAACTGATGATGAAATTTCAGTTTTATTTCCAGATGAATTGGTAGGATAATTTATGGCATATATAGGAAAAACACCAATTACAGGAAACTTTGTAAAACTAGATGCTATTAGTGTAGTTAATGGTCAAGCGGCATATACTATGAATAATGGTGGCTCTGCATTTACAGATTACGAAACTGTGAATCAATTTTTAATAAGCCTGAATGGTATTCTTCAAGCACCAACAACTTCATTTACAGTATCAGGAAGCACACTTACATTTGCATCAAACTTAGCGACAGGCGATGTCATTGACTTTGTAATTGTTCTTGGAAATACTTTAGATATAGGAACTCCATCTGATGCTACAGTTACAGATGCTAAAGCAAATTTTGTATCAACATCTTCTGCGGCTGGGTTACAAATTAAAGGAGATGGTACAACTGATGGAACTTTACAATTAAACTGCTCACAAAATTCACATGGAATAAAATTAAAATCTCCAGCTCATTCTGCTGGTGCTTCATACACTTTAACTTTTCCAACAACTGATGGAAACAATGAAGAATTTTTACAAACAAATGGGTCAGGAGTTTTAACTTGGGCATCTGCTGGTGGTGGAATTACTGAAGCTGATCAATGGAGATTAACTACTTCTTTTCAAGGTGATGCTAATCCAATTGCTAGTAACTGGGAAAGAAATGATACTAGCTTTGATAAAATTGGAACAGGTATGTCGCAAAGTTCAGGCATTTTTTCTTTTCCATCAACAGGTATTTATAAAATAGAATTTGTTGCTAATGCAGGCATAAATGGTAATGATAGAGCTTGGAGAGGTGATATAGAAAGAACAGTAAATAATTCTGATTATGCCGCTATTGCAACAGGATATGCTTTTGTTCAAGCGACAGAAAGTGATAGCACTTACAACAGCTTATATACTTGTGGAATTTTTGATGTAACAAACACAACAAATGACAAAGTTAGATTTAAAATAGATGCTATGAACTCAAATACTTATTGTCAAGGAAGCAGTACTGCTAATTTAACTTACGCAACATTTACAAGATTAGGAGACACATAAGATGGATAGACCAACACATATAGAAGATTATTTAGTTCAACTGCATTCAGGTCAATGGTTTGGCTGGAGTGATAGCAAAAATAAAATTTATGCAAACTTAATCATACATGATAATTCTAAAGATAAACCTACTGAACAAGAATGTACTGATGGATTAGCACAATTACAATCTGATTATGATAATGCAAAAACAAAAAATACAAATGACAAAGCATCTGGCAAAACTAAATTAAAAGATTTAGGTCTTGATGACGATGAAATTAAAGCATTAATAGGAGTTTAATTATGGCAATCAAAGTAGCCAATAATCAATCCTTGACTGCGATTACAGCT